ATTGAGGAAGATAACGAACTAGCCGATATCACTGAAACTAAAGGCTATACTATTCACGGCTATCATCCTTTCGTTAAGGTTCAATTTACAAGTAATTCAGGTGCGGTAACCAATATACTTGCACGATAACGAATTTAGTGTTATAGTCAATTAATGTTTGATATCCTAACCATTATTCCGGGAAAGAAGAAGCTTACCCAAAGCGGCTGGACAAGTTTCAACGCGGTCTGCTGTCATCACCGCGGGCACAAAGCTGACAAGAGAAGCAGAGCAGGCATTAGATTTGACGGCGACAACTGGAGCTATCACTGTTTCAATTGTGATTTCAAAGCTGGCTTTCAGTTAGGAAAAAGTATCAGTCGTAACACAAGACAGTTACTTGAATGGTGCGGAATAGAACAGAATCAGATTTCTAAATGGAATATTGAAAGCCTACAGCAACGAGATTTGCTTGATATCATTAAGGTTCGCAAGGAAAAGAAGAAAGTAAAGTTCAAAGAACTTGAACTTCCTGATGCTGAACTTATTGACCCAAATAACGAGAAACACAAAGTATTCATAGATTATCTGCATGGTCGTGCGATTAAGTATGACGAATATCCTTTTATGGTTACTCCTAATGAACAAGGCAGAAACAACAACAGAATCATTGTTCCTTATACATTTGAAGGCAAAATGGTAGGGCACACAAGTAGATATCTTGATAACAGAACCCCTAAGTTCATTAAAGAGCAACAAACAGGATATGTATTTGGCTATGATTTTCAGAAGCCGAATTGGGAAGTTTGTTTAGTCGTTGAGGGTATCTTTGATGCCCTTTCAATTAACGCCTGTGCGCTAACCCATGATACAATAAGCGATGAGCAAGCAGAGATACTACGCAGACTTAATCGCAAGGTCATTGTTGTTCCGGACTTAGATAAGACTGGGCTAGCAATTTGTGACAGAGCATTGGAGTTGGGCTTTCATATTTCAATACCCAATTGGGATGACGGTATTAAAGACACGAATGATGCTGTGGTCAAGTATGGTAAATTGCCCACGCTATTGAGTATCTTACAGAACGCAACTAATAGTAAGATTAAATTAGAGTTACAAAGGAAGAAAATTGCTAAAAGAATATAACACAGAAGTACAACGACTATTCCTTCAAATGATGGTCACTAACGCGGAGCTTTATACCCGTGTAATGAATATCATGAATCCAGAAAACTTTGATCGTAGTCTTAGGAATGTTGCGGAATTTATTGTTGAGCATACTGCAAAGTATAGCATTATGCCTGATCCTACGCAGATAAAAGCAACAACTAGTGAATCTATTGAACCTATTCAAGACTTGACTGATGGGCATTACGAATGGTTCTTAGAAGAATTTGAGTCATTCACTAAGCGACAAGAACTTGAACGAGCAATTCTTAAGGCAGCAGACTTACTTGAGAAGGGTGAGTTTGATCCAGTTGAGCAACTAATCAAGAACGCTGTTCAAATCAGTCTACAGCGTGACATGGGTACAGATTATTTTGCTGACCCTAAGGATCGATTGAACAAATACTTCAACGCAGGTGGTCAGGTATCTACTGGCTGGCCACAGCTTGACAGAGTTATGTATGGTGGCATGTCTCGTGGCGAGTTGAACATCTTTGCAGGTGGTTCAGGTTCTGGTAAATCGCTTGTCATGATGAACATCGCTCTTAACTGGCTTAAGCAGGGACTTAGTGGTGTCTACATTACTCTTGAACTTAGTGAAGAATTGACTTCGCTCCGTACTGACGCCATGCTTACAAATATGAGCACCAGAGATATTCGGAAGAATATGGATGACACTGAACTTAGAGTCAAGATGGCAGGCAAGAAAATGGGACAATATCGTGTTAAAGGATTGCCCGCACAAAGTAATGTCAATGCTATTCGTTCATATATCAAAGAAGTACAGATTCAGACTGGCTTAAAGGTAGACTTTGTGATGATTGACTATCTTGACCTTGTTATGCCGGTCAGTGTAAAAGTCAATCCAAACGACCAGTTCATCAAGGACAAGTATGTATCGGAAGAACTTCGCAATCTAGCGAAAGAACTAGGTGTGCTATTGATTACTGCGTCACAGTTGAATCGTAGTGCAGTTGAAGAAATCGAATTTGATCATAGTCACATTGCAGGTGGTATTTCTAAGATTAATACTGCTGACTATGTGTTTGGTATCTTCACAAGTCGTAGTATGCGTGAACGCGGCAAGTATCAGATTCAGTGCATGAAGTCTCGTAGTTCAACTGGTGTCGGGCAAAAGATCGACCTTGAATATAACATCGAAACTATGCGTATTACTGATGAGGATCCAGAAGAAGGTAGACAGCAGCCGTCCCCAAATCAGATTTTAAGCCAAATTAAGACTACTAGCCAAGTAGGTTCTACTAACGAAGTAGTACACAGTACGATTGGTCAATCGGAAAATAGAGTAGTAGCAGATGTAAATGGCGCAAAATTAAAGTCTTTATTGAGTTCACTTAAGAAACAAAATTAAGTTGATAGAATAAATACTATCAGCAGGATCTTTACTTATTATGCAAAAGAAAACAAAAAGTCTTTTAGAAGAACTCCAATCCTTTGGAGACATCCGTGACATCAACAACATTATAGAAAACCGTGCTTCTAATATTATTACTAGTGCCATAAACTTAATTGAATTGATGCAGAAAAACTATCCTTCAGATAAAGCTGAATTACTTGAGAAGAAATTGCTAAGTGCAATTAAAAGTAAAGATCAAGATAGATTTACTAAATCCTTGAGGAAAAAGAAATGAACTTAACCGAGCTTAATAAAATAGAAGAAGCAATGTTTGCTGGCATCAGAGGAATGCTTAGTGGTCAAGGAAAACAGCAAACTAAGGTTCAAGACATTTTCATCAAAGATTTTGTGCAAGATGCAATGGCATCAATAAACAATGGTCTTGCTGGTGGATTAGTAGCTAATCCCAAAGATGCGGCGCCGGGAAGTACTAGTCAATCTGGTGCCAATGCGCCTACCTTAGGAACATCACAGGCTACTCCAGCAGCACAAGGGCAAGAAGAACAACCACAGACTCAGTACATGGGTAAAATAGCCCCCAATGCAGGACCTGCAACTAAGCCGCCAGCAGCCCCGAATCCATTGTCAACTCCTACACTAAATCAGCCCAAAACTACTGTAAACACTACTCTCGGTACTGCGGGTAAGCCAGGCTCTATTACATCGGGTGGGCCAGGCGCAATGACTTCACCAAACGCTACAGTGAAGCCTAAGGCACAGCCATACAAATGGGCCCCTAAAGGAATGAAGGTAGATCCTAATACCAAACTAAGCAGTTTAGGGGCAACAGGTAATCTAGCTGAATCTGAATATAATGCTATGAATAGAATTTTTGAAAGTATCATTACGGTAAATGAAGAAGATGAATTAATGCCCATGTCGGACTACCTGATGAATTGGTTCTCTCAATATATGAATGGGGTAGCATGGGAAGGCAGTAAAACAATTGTTAAATCTAGGATTGATAAACTAGTTCAAGAATACCCAACTAATCTTAAAACTAACTTAACAAATTTAGCACAAATTGGGCTAGCATTGTCTAAAGCTGCGTCTAAAGCGCCCGCCGGAGCTCCGCAAGAATTTACACAAATGCGTAATGCAAATACACAAACTGTTCAACAAGATTTTGAAGGTGTAAAGGCAGCTCTTGATGAATTATCAAAGACTCAACCGGATTTGTATAACAAATTCATCAAAACCTTACGCCCTGTTACAGCACAGCCCGGCGCAAGTGCGGGCCTCGCTGAACAAAAGAAACGCAAATGATTAGATTAACTGAAGGCGGTGCAATGGCGGGCGTGGGTGCTATTCACGCTGATGAAATTGCACCCACATTGGATAAGCTAGAAAAGATTTTAGGTATTGACCTCAAAAACAATACGCTTGGTAGCGTAGGTAAGAAAGAGTTTTCCGGTGACATTGATATCGCATTAGATATTAAAACTGAGGATCTTCCTGCGTTTGTAAAGAAGCTTGAAGGTATTCCAGAAGTATTAGATATTGCTAAAAGCTCAGTAATCATGACTAAGGTTAAGATTGCTGATTACGATCCTAACAAAAAAGTAGAAGGTAAGCCAAGAACAGGCTTTGTTCAAGTAGACTTCATGCCAGGCGATCCGGGCTGGTTGAAGACATTTTATCATGCGCCGCACGAGAAAGATAGCAAGTATAAGGGCGTGTTCAGAAACATTCTTATGTCTAGCATCGCAGCACATTTGGATCGCAAAGATTCAGCACAGAAAATTAACGATGGCAGACCGATGCAGTCTGAAAGATACATGTGGAGCCCCACAGACGGATTGATTAAGGTATTAAGAACCCCTGAACCTAATAAGAAGGGTGACGGATACACTAAAAAGAATAACAACAAAATCATTGATGGTCCGTATAAAAATCCAAATGAGATTGCAAAAGTTCTACAGCTAGACTCTGCTGATGATTTATATTCATACGAAACACTACGCAAAGCGATGGATAAAAATTATCCATCTGAATTAGTTAATGCTATGCTTAAAGACTTTGCAGAAAATTCGGTAATTAAAGATATCGGAGTCCCGACTGACATCAAACTTAGTGAGAGTGTAGGAACAGGTGATTGGTTCAGAACATTACTGGATATCGTAAAATGAGAATATCAGAATTACTAAACGAATCAACGCTACTAGAAGCGAAAAGTCCTCGCACTCCTCACCCTGAGGATTCGGTATTTAATGGCATCGGTGCTGCGAGAGACGCAGTTAATTCTATGTATTATGTCATAGAAAACCCAGAAACACTTACTATTAAATGGGACGGCTTCCCTGCCCTTATCTTCGGCTATAATGATAAAGGACAATTCACTGTATCAGACAAGTACATGTTTGACAAGGGTCAAGAATATCTTGGTACAAGTCCAAAGTTTTGGCAAGAGTATGATGCTAGTAGAGGCAAAAGCCGTCCTGATCTATATCCAAAGCTGAACAGCATTTGGAATGGATTGAAAGCTGCTGTAGGCAGTAGCAAAGGTTTCTTTTGGGGAGACTTAATGTGGGCAGATCAATTACAGAATCAAAATGGTAAACTCGTATTCAAGCCCAATACTGTAACTTATGCCGTTCCCGTCAATAGTGACTTAGGTAAAACTATTGCAGGTACTAAGGGTGGCGTTGCAGTTCATCAATATTTCTCAGACATTACATCAACACCAAGTCCCTGGAATAGTCAAGGACTAAAGGGTAATAGAGAGGTAGCTATTCTTACTCCTAATATGGGAATAGAGTTCGCATTGTCTGCTCCGAAAGGTGAAGTCTCTAAAGTTAATAGAGCATTAGCACAGAACAGCCAACTAGACGCATTCTTAGGTGGTATGGATGGTGTTGCTAGAGCAGCATTGCAGAAATACTTAGGACATATTGCAACTAATCAAACAAATCTTCCGATCGAACAATGGCTACAAAATAATGTAAGTGCAAAGCAATATCGTTTCTTGATCGGCGATGGGGACGGGTATCTTGTTCAGAATAAGGACCAGCTTGATGCACTATTTGAACTATATTTTGCAATAGCA